ACCAAACAGGTCCAGCGGCGCAGACACAAAAAGAAGCGCATCAATAAAAAGTGGATTAAGCGGTATGGATACATCACCAAGGATTGGCAAAAACGCGGAGAAACGGTTGTAGATCAGGTACATATGACCATGTATATGAATCAGGCAACATATAATGATCTGATTATTGCTCTGAAGAATAGGTAAAAGAAAGGAGATAGGCCTATGCCAAGACCCAAGAAAGAAGGTAAGAAGAACATCCGGAAAGATATCAGCATGGATCCGGAGCAGTACGAGAGATTAATTGATTACTGCCGGCAGCAGGACAGACCTATCTCCTGGGTGATCCGGCAAGCGCTGGACAATTATTTACCGGCATAGAGCCGGAGAACCTTGAAAACTGAATATGGTTGGTGGTATAGTATTCTCAATATCAGGGAGGTGCGAATGCATGGATAGAGAATTTACGCAGACGATTGAGACTTACGGGCATCCTTTTTCAGTGTCTGCTGGAAAAGAAGCGGAAGAATCATTTAAGACAGTCGGAATCGTTGTAAGAGCCAAAATCGAGCGGCTTTGCAATGAAAGAAGGTATGAAGAAGCAAAGGAACTTGAAAAAGCATTGATAACTATTAACAATGCAGATTATAACCACTAACCATAATCGGTCGGTGGTTTTTTTGTTGGGTAAATATGGGTAATACTACGTATTATTACACAATAAAACTGTGCATGTGTACCGCAAGACATTTGCATCCGTCCTTTATCGTAAGACAGGGGATGTATTGCTGGTAAGTAAATTGCTGGGTCATGCAAAGCCTGACATGACGGTCCAGTACTATCTTGTGGATGATATAGAGGAGATGCAGCACAAATACAATAGAGTAGCATAATAGGAGAATGGCTTATGATTTGACAAAAACGAAGTAATATGCTATATTCTAATCAGTCTCACAGCGTAGATGGTCGTTGTGATGGTTCCGCTGCCGATTCTGGCGGGCACGGGTTGAAATAGTTTTTCTGTTTCAAAATAGAAGAGAGAGGATAAAACCTCTCTCTTGCTTTTTTATAACACCATTTCTGCAATTCCAACCAATTTCCCGGTAGGTCTTCCGATTTCATCTCCATTGTTATAAATTCTTACAAATAACTTTTTGTTTTTGGAATCAGATATTAACTCATGGTCTGTATAAATAACTCTTCCAAATTCTATGCCTTTTGTTCCGTCTTGCAAATTAACAATATGCACGGTTTCCGAATCGTAAATAATAATGTTTATTTCGTCTGGCTCTGCTCTGCCTGTGTAAGGATTACAATAAATGCAATTGCTTCCATCCTCCATGTAACATAAATACATTTTTGCTAATTCTTTCATAATTTCCACCTTTTAACCTTTCGTTTGTAAATTTGCTTCAATGCAATCAATGATAAATTGATTTAGGCTCTTCCCTGATGCTTCCGCAGCGGATCTGTACTCCTCTTTCTTTCCTTTCGGAATACGAATCCTGATTTCATCCAGTGTTGACAGATATTTTTTTGCATATCCAAGTTGCTTTTGCGATACTGCCATGTCATCAACTCCTTTCAATGAGTATAATAGCACATTCCTATTT